CTGATTATTTGCATAATGGCCTATTTCAATCTCAGAGATAAGAGACCTAACCTGCCAGCAGGCCGGGTCACCCGGCAACCTGGGCCAATCTATGGTATCATTAGGTATGTGGGGAGTGCGTGGAGGGGCAAGTGAGAATCGAGAATGAGGAGCACGGCAAGGACGGTACACGGTTCCATGAAAGCTCTAGCTATGAGGGCCGGGTATTCGTATGCCTGTGTGGTGAGCGGTTTGTAGACGCTGGGGACCTGGATAAACACATAGGGGAGTGCCTGCCATCTAAATCCCTAGACCGCATAGATGCTATATTAAACCTCCCAGAATCAACGTAATAGCGTTGTAATGGCTCTAGGACAGCCCCAAATATGGGTAAGCTACCACCCCACCTTAACTCTATATTAGACGTTCTAATGGTCTGTACGCGATGCGGTACAGTCTCTAGGCTAGGTGACTGCGAACCCTGCATAGGTCCTGATGGTACTGATGGTACTGGGTTTGGGTGCCCGGTGCCTGACTGTGGCGGCATCATGGTTGAGGCTGAACCTAGAGTGTAATCATTACACGGGTACTGATACTAAATAGTTGAGTACTGGGTCTTGACAGGTTTCTCGGTTAGTGAAACAATCCGCACGGTCTTAGGTTCCCCGTAGCAAAATCGAAACGCACAGAGGAGAATAGAATGGCTAAGGCAGTAAGAAGCGAAGCAGGTGAATTAGTCCGCTTGGACCCGGTTGTGATCCTTGCGGATAGCAACACTCGGTATGGACTCAAGCAGTCCCGCGTGGAGTCTCTAGCAAAGAGTATCCTAGAGCGCGGGGAAGTGCTTGAGCCTGTCGAGGTAGAGCCACTGGCGGAAGCATCGTCCAATGGTCACAGGTACAGACTGACAACTGGATTCTATCGGTTGGCAGCCGTAACCAGTCTCAACCTAACCGGAGCTGGACTCACTGTGCCAGCTATCGTCCGTCCCATCCCCACCCCGCAAGAGAGACTCAGGAGACAGTTAGCCGAGAACATGGAACGGGAGAATCAGTCCCCGATGGATCAGGCCATTGCTATCCAGAGCCTTCTAGCCTCTGGGTTGACCAAGATGGAAGTCCGGGAGATATTCTCTAGGCCGGGTGGCCGTAAGGGTAACAAGGTCCAGCCCGCATCAAACTCATTCATCAACATGACACTCTCATTCCTGGAGCTGCCCAAGCCCATCCAAGAGAAGATACACGATGGCCGGGTTGGGGTAGCGGCTGCCTATGAGCTAACCAAGGTCCCCGCTGAGAAGAGGACCCAGGTGCTTGAGCGGGCAGAGGAAGAGAGACAGAAGGCTCTTGAGCAAGAAGAGAAGGATGAAGAGAAGCTGCTTGCCCAAGAGAAGCGGACGGCAGAGGAAGCAACCAAACGTGCGGCACTCCTCAAGGAAGTGACTGACGCTGAAGCCAAGGTTACGGCAGCCAAGACCCTCTTGGCCGAACGCACCAAGGCGGCAGAGCGGGCCTATGACTTGTCTAAGGCGAAGCACGCTGACGCCAAGGCCAAGAAAGAGGCTATCTCCGCATTCAAGAAGACCGAGCAAGACAGGCAACTGTCTGAGGCTGACGTATTGGCAGTCAGCAAGGACTATGATGACCTGCGAACCAAGTTCGAGAAGAAGGAAGCCCTCATTGCAGAGAAGGCAGCCAAGCTCAAAGCGGCCCGTGCTGCGGCCCCTGCGGGTGCTGCGGCTGCCAAGTCTGGTGCTGTGGGGTCCGGGGAAGTCAAGAAAGCTGCGGCTGCTGAGGGAGTATCAACCAACTATGTGCCCCTCAATGCCTCAGAGATGAGGAAAGTGGTGAGTGAGCTGGCTTTGCCGGGTGGCAATGCCAAGGTCATAGCCATCGGTCAGGCTCTTGTACGGTGCTTTGCCGGGGAATCGACTGACAAAGAGCTATACCGTGAGCTTCAGAAAGCGGTGGACTAGTGGCAAAGCCACTACCAAAGGGGCTACAACAGAAGATAGCCCAATCTCAATCGGGGACTGGGCCAAGCCTAGTCCCCCCTGCCCGTGATCCTACACCAAGGGAGCCACAGGAAGTCATCCCTACGGTAGAGGAGCTGATTGGGGAAGCTGAAGACCTGGAGACTCTCAAGAGTCTTGTAGCTTCCCTGGTCATACCACAGACGGAAGTGAGACGGCTTGAGAAGGTGATTGACCTTATCAAGCCACGTATCAAGGTCATAGTATCCCAGTACGGGATAGCTAAGGCTCAGTGTGGGGACTCTGTACTCACCTACTACCCCATGACCCGTAGCAGCATTAGCAAGATTAAGCTGCTAGCCGCTGGGGTGGATGAGAGCATCATTGACGATTGTACGGAGGTGACACAGAGTTTTGCATTGAAGGTGGTGTAATCCATTACAAGGGGGCCTTCGTACTCAGGCCCCTTTCTTCTAGTTCCATGATGAACTCTACCGGGTCTCTAGCCTGTTTCCGTCTGTTACAATCCTCACAAGCGGGTACGATGTTCTCCATACTATCATCCCCACCTTTCGACAATGGTATGTAGTGATCCTGTTGGACTGGCCCGCGTTTCTTACAGTAGAAGCACCTACTGTCATGGGCAATAACTAAGCGCAACCACTCACTGTGTGTAATTCTTTCTCCAAGCTGAGTGTTACCGTGCTTGAGCATCCTGACCTTAGCCTTAGCTCTCTTGCGCCTTATCTTCTGTTTCTCTAGTCTTATCTTGTTGAGCCTTGGGTCTGCCTTTATTTCTGCTCTCCTGATGCGGCCTTTTGCTAGCTGCCTCTCCTTATTATCCCTATACCACTTGTCCTTATACTCTTTCATCTCCTTAGCATGAGCATCGTGCCAATCTTTTACAATCCTGTACATCTCAGCTTTTTTCTCAGGGGTCTGTCGATTAAACCATGTCCTCTGATACTTTGCTTTCTTACGCTTTATTTCGCTCATGTCTTCTCCAGGGTCCCCCAGTTTTCTGCCTTAGCCCCAGATGCTACCAAGGGTACTCTCAATGGAGCACAAGTCTCAAACCTGTATTTGACTGCCTCTATCAGCTCATCGGCTACGTCTTCCCTGCACTCGAATAGCAGCTCATCATGGACCTGAAGGAGTGGGTGTATCACGTCCAGCATGTTACTCTGCTCTAAGTCATCCCATACCGCTGCCATCGTAATCTTAATGGTCCCCTGTGCCCCAGCCTGATACGGGAAGTTGCCTACCTCTCGAAGCGCGGCCCCCACTACCCACGGGTGTACACTCCGCACAGCCGCTACGTGTAGGATGCGGCCCCACATATCATAGCAGTACCCTAGCCTGCGGGCTATTCTGTGGTAGCGTCTGCGATCCTCTAGCACACCGGGGTACTTCATGTAGAAAGCATTGATAAGGTCCTGACACTTGTCCTCTGTCCAGCCATAGCCGGGGGGCATCTGTTCCAGTAGGCCCTTAGCCGATACGTCATAGATGGATGCCAGTATGCAAGTCTTGGCCGGGTAGCGGTGGAGCATCCTGTCTACACCAGGGTAGTGCCAGCCTGTCTCATCTCGATAGCGGCTATCCTTCAGCTTGAATGCTGTGATGGCGAAGTCACTATAGATGTCCTCTTCATTATCATAGACTCGGATTAGGGCTTTATCACCGGAGCTGTGTGCTGCAAGTCTGACCTCAATCTGGGACTCATCAACGGATGCCAATGTCCAACCTTGACAAGTGGTGAAACCCTTACGTATGTCCTTACCTCTGCTAGTACGTGTGGGCATAGCCAATAGGTTAGGTTGTTTACACGCGAGTCTACCAGATGGAACGCGGGTTGTTGACAGGTTTGGATACATACGCCACACGCCATTATCTGAGGAACGCCGTGCGAGCTTGGGGATAGGAAGTACATAAGTTCCAAGGAGCTTGCTGTACTCTTTATACGAAAGAATGAGCGGCACCACTTTATGATCGTGCTGTATAGCCGTAAGGACTTCATCCTCCACGCTTTCTCGGTCCCCTGACCGTGTGAGTTTGAATCGAGCTTGCTTGAGCTTGAGCTTCTTAAACAATAGGTCACTTACTTGGTCCCCTGAATCTAGATTGATGTAGTGCCCGGTAAGGGTATGAACCTCTTCTGTGATACGGTCCATATCCTCTACTAGAGCTGTCTCCATCTTGGCGAAGTGGTCTAGGTCAACCTGTAGCCCGGTCTTAGCCATAGCCAGTATCATGGGTAGAGCGCCAAGGTCTATCTTCTGGACATTGGCAACACTGGGGCCATTGCCTAGTAACCGCACGCCATTGTAGAGTCTAGTCGGCACAGAATCTGCTCATAAGCACCTTAAATGCCGCAGCCGCCACGATAGGTACTTGACCATTACCAATGGTTCTAAGCCTGTCCACATCAGAGGCCACGACAGGACCCACTCCCATAGGTCGGGCACCAATCGGGCGTGGGGTAGACCAGACTCCCGCACTGCCCATTGAGCCAAGGTGTCTGATGTACCTCTTGTCATCGGGCGGTAGGCGTAGTTTGTTTTCATGGGTGTTCTCTTCCAATCGGTAGAGGTTGGAGTGGGCAAGAATCCACATTCTCTTTCTGACGCTTGGCCCTCCAATGTCTCCACTTCCCAATACACCCCATTCCGCATCGTACCCCATTTCGGAAAGGTGAGAGAGGACAATACCCATTCCCCGTCTGACAATGACGGGAGAGTTTTCAATCCAAACCCACTCTGCTTGGACTTCTCCAATAATCCTTGAAAACTCAAACCACAGTCCTGACCTTGTTCCCTCTTGTATCCCTGCCCCTTTGCCGGCAGAGGAGATACTTTGGCAAGGGAATCCTCCCGAAACCAAGTTAATAATACCTCGCCACTCTCTTCCATCAAATGTTCTAACGTCATCCCATATCGGGAACGGGGCAAGGATTTTATCATTTTGGCGCTGCAACAATACCCCTGTGGCGTAAGCATCGTTCTCGACGGCGCAAACGATTCTATGCCCAAGGAGTTGACTTGCGAGAACTCCTCCACCTGCACCCGCGAAAAGTGCCAGCTCATTCAATCAATCCTCCCAATGCTCACTCAGCTTCCGTCTAACCTGTCTGGTCATCCCTTGCAATACAGGCCACAGCCTCAGGGTAGCATCTGCGTCCCGACATGCGTAGTGGATAGTCTTATCCATCGGCACATGCTCTATACTCTTACCCGGCCACTCACCACACACCATCTCAATCTGTGCATGGTCATCCTCCCAGTTATCCCACGCTTGGAACACGTCCTTGTCGGGGTGTTTGGAGTAATCGGTGAGGAACCGTTTGAGCTTGGTCCCCATACTCTGGGGCTTGTATAGCTTCCACTGGCCCTGTGGGTCACGCACGGTCTGCTCATCTGGCTTAGGCCACTCATGGTTGACGGCTTCCCGCAGGTAACTCAGGCAGAGGGGGGTGGAGTAGGGGGTGACGACATCATCGAAGTCACTCATACGCATCCCCAGCAAGCGGTACGCAAGTGCTTTCAAGCCCTGTGCCAAGTTACCTAAGTGATAGGCCCGGACCATTGTATCCACTATCCTCTTGTGTGGGAACCTTAATCCCATCCGTTCTACTACGTGAGAGTCATACATCCAGTTATGGAATAGTATAGGTCCTTCCCAGTGGTCTAGCATAGCCTGAAACATACTCAATGTCTCTGTGTCTTCAGCCCGTATCAATCGCCCTGTGCCAGGACAGAAGGAATAACTCAGGCAGAATGGTTCCCGTTTACGGTTACTTTCCGTATCACAGGCCAATGGGAAAGTGTAATCATTACATGCAGGGAACTCTAGAAGTTCATCAGGTAGGGCTTCTCGATAGTCTGTATCAGGGTAGGGGTCTACTGACAGCTTGAGTTTACCCTTTAGATACTTACCCAATCGTACCCAGTCATTGCGGATCATCAACATCTTCTTTGGCTCATGGAGTCCCCCGGCTGGGTGGTACATGGGGAACACTGTGCCCCAGCTAGTCTCCAGGGGGATGCCGTGCTGTAGCTCTAGGTTGATGTCGGGGTCTAGCGCGTAGCAGGCTAGGACTCCCATAGGCACTATTAGTCTTGGGCGTGCTTTCTCAAGCTCTGCAAGAATTCCTCCTGGTTCCGCTGAACACGACTCCAGGAGTTCTCTATCCTTATCCCTACTGATGTCAAGTCTCCCTTGGGGTCTATCAGGGAGGCACCGTATCGAGTTACCAATGCGAACGGCATCTCTCCTAAGTCCGCAGAGAGGGAGATAGTGCTCATTGAGTTCCCTTCCTGTCTTTCCAACAAAGGGAATGATTTGACGATCTTCATCCTTACCAGGAGCTTCACCAATAAATACAACATCACTATCCTCCGGCCCCGATGGGGGCACCACATTGAACTTACCCGGACATAGGGCGCAACGGTCCACTTCACATATCCCATTCTATAAGGCCAGCAGTAGATGATATGAAAGGGTCATGTGTCTTGTTCCACGCACCAATGAATGACTCTAACCACTCTGTGAAGAGTCCTAACTTCATAGCATAGGCAGCATCTTCAGTGATCCTCTGATATATGCGGCCCATCTCATCATTCTCTGTCCCCTTCGGAATTAGATTTGTTATAGGTAGTCCAGAACTAGGCATGTGTCACTCCGTTTCGTGAATCTGTTTTATCACTGAGCGTGCTAACTTGGCCCCTACCCCCGGTATCTTAATCCAGTCCCCTTCATCAGAGGACGCCAACTCGTAAGGGGTGCGAAACAACCGTTCTGCTTCCATCCCATGCTTCACGCCTATCCCATCCAGCTCTGATGCCCACCTTCTCACCAGAGACGGTCTGCCATTGAGTGATGGCATGTTGAGTTTCTGTGTTTCGAGTAAACTAGTATGGTCTTCCCACCGCTTCTGTAGGTAAGCGAAGCATTCACAGATATTGTAGGCTGTGTGCTCTAGGTCCCGTGTAATGATTACAGGTGTGCCTGCTATCTGTAGCGTCAAAAGGTACCTGAAAGCCTTGGAGTACCTGACCATCTGGGTTCTGTACCTAAAAGGACGCCACTCAAGGGTGCGTATGCACTCCATTAAATACCCCGTGGTCGAATCTGGCTTCCATATCCCCTCAACCATGAGGATGTTGAACTGATACATAGCCAGCATTCCTGGCCTCTGGTGGGCTGAATAGCGGGCATCGTCCACGCAGTTCAAAAGATCAGAGAGAGTCTTGCGCTCTACCCCCACCGCTATAGTCCCGGTAGGGCCGTGCCCTTCAAAGGCCGCGTCCCCATATTCGAGATGGCCTAGCTCTACCTTAGTACCCAACCTTTGGATATAAGGTAGCAGCTCCTTACTCCCAACCCTGTTGTCGAGCAATATCATGGCAGCCCCCTAATGGGAGAACATACCACACAAGACCTATAGTGATAGACAGCCAGCTTAGTTACCTGCCCATCCTTAATCTCCTCTGCGAAGTGGAGAGCGTGGCCCTTGTGCCGTAGGTCTGTGTAGATGTCCCGTAACAGTACAACCTTGTTACGGTCCTCAGTCTCGATATAGCCGTACTTCATCAAGTCATCAAGCATAGCCCCACTCCTTAGCCGGGATATGTGGGTAGATTGTCTCCATGAGTGACCTGAAGTTGCAATCCCCGTCCCACAGCTCCAACCCCTGTAAACTGGTATCACTCTTGCACCGGAGTATCCTCACCCCAAACTTGTTAGTCTCCTGGTTGTGTAGGTGCCTTAGCTGTAGCTGGTACAGGTAGTCTTGGTCTGCAAACCCTTGCCGCTTGGCCTTGCCAGTCTTGACCTGTTTGTTCTTGTCATCAGCAGAATTCTCGTACTCATCCTTGAGCTTGTTAGTGCTAATGACGATCTTCCCCGAGTCGAATGCGCGGGCTATCATGGCCCGCCTAGATGCATTGACCGCAGTGTAGCGGATGGCTGGTATCTGCTCTAACTTGCCAAACTCAGCTAGGCGCTGTAGCTCCCATGAGTCTGAGTCTCCGTCCAATACCACTGTGCGGCAGTCCACGTTAGCCAGAGCCTTCTTATACTCAGCGTAGAAGGCCCGCCAGTACTCCAGGTACTCAGGCTGTGCCACTTGGGTAGCCAGCGGGATATGGATAACCTTGAAAGCGTAGTCATCCCGGCGAGTGATGGGTGGGTTAGGGTTATCGAATACGCCATCAAACCCACGGTCTAGGCATATGACGATACCGGGGCCGGGGGCGGATAGGGCAAACTCAGTCTTGCCAGTGTTGCTCCACCCGTCAGTACCGATGAGGATGTGGCGCTGTTTGCTCCTCACTTGGTTGATGGGTAGGAACCCATCCCGTGCGAAGCTCGCGGGGAGGGTCATGTCAGGTTCACCAGTTTCGTATCCTTTCGTAAATACAGGGGATGACGGGGGGAACCATCCTTGTTTTTACCAAAGCATTTCAAACCTGAGTACCGGTGGATAATCTCAGCATCTCGATTCATAAAAGAGCCGTACTTTCCCCATGCTGCAACAATGACGCAGGCGTCTTTCGACATTTGCTCTATCCAGTAGTCATTATCTGGCCCTATAGGGTCTTTCGCATCCATCATATGCTTGGGGTTAGTAGCCCGGAAAGAGAACAGATTTACCATAACCAGCATACCATATCCCCAAGATTTGACAAATGCCATAATGCGCCGAATGGTAGGGTCATCCTTAACTTCATCAGCAACAGAAGGATTCAAGCCGACAACCATTGCATAAGCCCTGCTCCTACCAAAACCTTGGCGTTCCTCCCCATCTAGCATGGGCCAATCACGCACCAGGGTATAGCGGTACACACGGTCCTCACTGAGAATTGCAGTCATTGAGTGGGTCCTTCCGTAGCCTTGGAGATTAGGTAGTCTATAGAGGCTATGGCTATTAGAGCATGTGGGATAGCTTCAGCAGACTTATCACCATACCCAGCCCTCTCCAACTCTATGACTAGTAACTTGGTATACTCCACATACACCTGCTCAAGTCTCTTGTCCTGATCCTTGATAAACTCAGCGGATGGTTGGGTGTGCCGAAACCGTATTAAGTCACTAGCACTTATCAAGTCTGATAGGAACATTAGTCTTCCCTCCAATCCCTGTACTCCTTGAGCATCGACCAATTCTCATCAATCTCTCTTTGGGTAAACTCTAACGGGTACTCCTTAGCCTGTGGCTGAATGGGCATCTTATAGTCCCCGCAAATAAACAGGACGTGGAGCTTGGCGTGGGTAGTCTTCAGCCCTTTGCAGTAGGCTTTTACCTGGGTGAGCCACAACCATTGCTTGCTCAAGTCCCCCACCGTGTTAATGCTCTTGTAGGTGGCTTTTACCTCATGGACCCGTGTAATCATTACACGTCGAGCAGGGTCCCAATCTCTAGATATGCCGTCTGGACTCATAAACACACCGTCAAGGCATGTCTCACCTGGATGCTTCTTGACTTTACCTTGTAGTACTGTCCCTAGATAGTACTCCTCCCAAGCCAAGCCAATCAGGATACGGAGGATGGCTACAGGGTCAGTTATCACTCTTACGTCTGCCATGCTAGGCTCATCTACCCCTTCAGCCTTGAGTATCCCAGTCTGCATGGCAATGGCCCGGATGATGCCGCTAACGTGGGTGCCCGGACTTCGGGGAGTTGATGGGGATGGGAGTACTAACGTGACATCTTTTGGTGATGTTGCTTTCATCTCATCCCCCTTTCCCTGCTAGGCAGGAACGACTTGCGTCCCTGAGACTTTGTATCCCAGGGAGTTGAGGATTGAGTTGAGTGTGTCATCGGATGAGAAGTAGGTGTTGATGACCTTCTGTGCTACTTCCTGCCCGTTCGCACCACTCACGGACTTGAAGGTGCTGGTACGGAGAATGAGCTTCCCCACACCTTTGGCATAGTTGGGCAGCTCCAATACAGAGGAGATGCCAGTGATAGCCGCCGTCTCCACATCATCATTGGCGGCAGGGGCAGCCGCTTTCTGTGCAGGCGCAGTACGCGACGCTGCGGGGGGAGTGGCGGCATGTTGGGCAGCGGTCCCCTTGCCATTGGGCTTTGGGGCGGCTGCTTCAACGATACCACCCGTACCTTCCCACGGCTTGCCGTCATCCTTAATCTCGGTGACAACGGCTATGGTCTTGGGACCCTGAGTCTCCCCAGCTTCCCCGGTCTTGGACATGAACCCCTTGCGTTCCTCTGGCTCTGGTACGTTAGCCATATGAACGTGGATACCCTCAAGGACAGACAAATCATCGTTGAGGATACCATTGGGGAGTCCGCTGTCATACAGGGACTTGATGAGGAAAGCCCAGTTGGTTGACGCATTAGGGGGAGTACCCGGCCCTCCAGGAACAGCAACCAACCCTTTGCCTGTCTCCGGGTTAGGCTGCCATGATTGGTGGGCATTGGTGCCCAGAGAATAGTGCTGCTCTCTGGCTTCCCCACCTGCGAGTGGAACAAGGGTGATCTTCACTGCGAGTTTGGCCGGGCCAACCTTCTCACCCGTCTGCTTGGTGGGTTGAAACATCTCAACGGTAAGTTCCGTCCAACAGTAATCGCCTTCGGGTAAAACGCCCCCGGAGCTATAAGCTGACATATCTCCGAAGTTGAATCCCCCTGTTGGGGGTGTTGCCTTTCTCATTGCTTGTGGTGCCATTCTCTGATTCTCCTCTTATTAGATTTTACTTCTGGGAACCCTATAGCACCCCATTGAGTGCGATGGACGCATTCGCAGTCATAAAGCCTCCGGTGGAGGAGGTACTGTAGAAATCATTCGGAAATGTGAATGGAAGCTCCTTGGAGCTAAGTGTCTATACCTTGGTAAGAACCATTCCATATGCCCATCACAAATAAACCCCTCACTGCGGTCGTCCTTACTTCTCATACTCCTGCCGAAAAATTGAACCAGCGATTGCATAGCATTGTATGCACCGTACTCTTTATCCTGGAATTGTCGGGCTTGGTGTATCTTAGCCCTACCGTCTGGAAATGGAATCTTGCAGATGAACTGCCATTCAGCCTGCTTACCGGGAAAATCGAACCCCGTGCCCACGCTAGGACTAACCAACACTGTCCCTGGCCCTGCTGCCCGGAAAGCCTCCAGCACGGCTATGATATTCTCGCCCCTCTGGTTGGTCATCATTCGCCCAGAATGGCGACTCATCTTCAGCACTTCATCTCTGCGGGCAAAGCTGATAGGGTCTATGATACCCTTACGGTCAGCTCTCCTGGACATGATTTGGTCTAGCCTAACCCACAGCATCCCCAGGTCCTTAGCCTTCACATCCACCCGCATGGTGGGGATGTAGTAGATAGGGCAGCGGGTCCGGTCAAAGTCACTATCGAACTCATGGAAGTCATATCTATCCTTGCTGAGTCCCAACATAGCCATTGTCTTGGGCCTAAGTGTTGCACTGACAATGACTACCCTCTTCTTATTAAGGAACAGGGTGCCCTCAGCATACTGGCCCAGCCAGATAGGATCAAACTGGAATCCCCTATCCACTTCCTCTACTACCCAGTTATTAGGCCGTGCTGTGGCGATAGCGGATAGACGCTTAACCAGTCTCTTGACGTGGAGCATTTCCTTGATCCAAGAGGGTTTAGGGTTAGTCTCTGTATCTAACCTGTGCTTCAGCTCTAGCAGTCTCTCCTCTGCTACCATCTTGGCATTGCAGGCCCAGCCCTTCCAGGACCCAAACTCTATCGTGTGCATAGGATAGGGAAGCTCCAATACCCGTTCCACATCATCACAGGTAATGACAAACTGCATGGCCCTGGAGATAGCGTCTGGGGCATCGTGGCCCTCATCGAACACTACCTGCTCGAAGTGGTTCATCCAGTTGTCTTCCCTCATGGGGCTGGAGGTAATCCACTTGTCATAGTTGGTGACACAGAGCATGGACCCAGCAGCCCGCATCTCTGCTTGACTGGATGGGCAGGCTATAGACCCCCGGAATGGGCAGCGGGTAGCGTAGCCCTCATTGCAGGAGTAGTCATCCCGTAGACCACACGGGTAATTGGACCGTCCCCGTATGTCCACCATCCCACAGTCAGCGAAGTCAGTCATTAACTGGCTTTGGAGTCCCTTAGAGTTGGTCACAAAACAAGTGGGTTTCTTGCTGAGAAGGGCATAGGCTACATAGGCGGGACTCTTGCCACTGCCCGTGGGGGCAGATAGGGCCGTGAACCGATGCTGAGATGTAATCATTACATCAATCATCGTCTCCTGATTGGTTCTCCAAGAGGAGAACTTGCTGTTAAGCCCACATTCCATTGGAGTTGGTATTTTCATGGATTCGCTATGAGTGAAACCTTACTACGTGGCCGGAACGGTGTCAAGAGGTATTTTCACTTTTCTTCGGTAGGGTCTTGGGTTCTTGAGGTGTGTTTTCTCCATACCTGCATGAATCTCAAGTTGAGACACAAATGTCTGTAAGCTCATATGCAGAGCTAGGGCTATCAGCTTGGCTGTCTTTAGGGATGGCTGTCTCTTACCAGAGAACAGCATGGATAGGTGGGATGTACTGATACCAGTACGGAGGGCTACGATACTGAGGTTGATAAACTTATCACAGAAGAGAACAGACTGAGGAGTGGGCTTATTCTCCAGGCATCTGGTTGGTGATCGGTAGTATTGGCTGCGTGGCACTCAAAGAGGATATAACAGGTAGTGAAACCTGTCAAGTACTAAGAATGGGCTGGACCCCGGAGGGAAGTCCAGCCCATAACCCATGCGCGGCGAGGAGTACTAACCGGATGGGAACCCTTATTGCTCTTTCCCATTGTCTACAGCATCAAGCAGGTCCGCATGGACGATTGCTTTAGCTGTATGATCTACACCCCAGATACGAGATGTCGAGTCGAGCCAATGAGCGAGCGACTTTGCCCATACAATCTCAAACTGCCAACGCGGAGTCCAGCCATCTGGTTGCCCCGCGCCCTTTGCAATCCTCCCCACCTCACTACTGATTGTCTCTTGGGATGTACCCCAGATGAGACTAGCAATAGTCCGGTCGAGATTGTATAGGAAGTTACCGATGCGGTTAGGCTTCATTTAGAAGTAGAAGACTGGCCCGGTCGAGAGCGTCTGTGTGTAGTTGGCATGAACGGTGGTGTTGGTTGAGTGAAACAACTGATAGCCAAACAGTTGCCAACCAACGTGAGTAGCAAGCGGATAAGTCAATGAAGCGTGAAACGTTTCCGCGATGCTGTTCTTTGCTGGGGTTAGCCACTTCCCACCACCACCACCAACAGTCACAACGATATTCGTAGCGTCGAAGACGAAATGAGAAGTAGCCTTCGCACCAACGAATTTGTCAAGCGTGTTGCTGTAGGTGACGATGCCGAACTGCCCGCGAACAGGCTCACCGGATACCGTGAGCTGCTCATAGCCGAGCGATATGGTCTTAGTCAACTGAAGCCCAGCAAATGCAATCGAAGCAGGGTGTGATCCAGTACCGTCTTTGAAGCCGCTTGCGCTAGCCGTCAGCACGATATGTGAGATAGGTGGCGAAGCGGGTAACGGTGTAGGCGTAGTTGTCTGAGCATGAGATAGAACAGGCAGAAACAGCAACACTGCCAGTACTGCTAGTACTACTAGTTCCTTGATTCCTTTACGTGTAATCATTACATCTCCTCTTATTTGATTTTTACTACTTCACAACCTTTTCTGAACGTGAGCAACAAATTTCCACAGCGGAGTGAACCGTCCTTCTGTTCTGTGCAGTTTGTCTTCGGAGTCAGCTCTACTCGATCAATACATTCTCTGGGTATAGATACCCGCAATGGAATATGCGGGGCACACCCGGCTATGTATAGGGCGATGGAGGCTAGGATGAGTAAGACAAGGGCTATAAATAATACCGCTGCCAGTATGTAGAGGAACCTACGCATCTAATGCCCCTTCATTTGCCAAGCAATGCTAATCGCCGTAAGTAGGAGTCCCAATCCCCCAACAACTGTAACCCCGACAAGAGCCGCGAGTGCAAGCCAAGTTGCCGTGTTGTCTTGCTTCCCTTCGCGGAGAATCTTAATAGCTTCCTGATCGTTAACACGGTTAGCTTCGAGGGTCGCCGCCCTCTCGCGGAGCTTAACAATCTCTTCGTGTTCCTTATCCCATTGCACATTAGTTCCCCTTCACTGGGGCTATTGTCGTACTCTTAGCCCAGATCAATAGCTCCGGGAGCCATACCTGCACCACCTCACGGCCAACAACCTGAACGGTAATCAGGTATAGGATGTGGCCTATCCCATGCCAGTTGTGCAGGTTAAATTCCTGTGGCAGTAAGGCCCACATAGCTGTATTAGCGAAGGCCCCCAGAACGAGGTGCTTCCCTGTGATGACCAGGAATGTCTTAACTTTTGGGCTGATTACCACTTTTCTCCTCCTGTCAAAGTGTAATGATTACACTTGCTGTGAGGCCAATTCTTGCAAGGTGGTGTCCTCGGATACTCCTAGATAGTTGGCAACATTCAAGGCCCAATTTCTGTCACCATTGGAGTACTTGAACCCCACAGTTATGAGAGTGTCTGTGAGGGAGTAGACGTGGGATCGGCCAGCTAGCATAAGGGAAACCTCATGGTAGAGGGCTTCCCACCCATCCTCAGTGGACTCAAACCAGAGGACTCCATCTGCATTGACGGTACCTTTGGTAGGGTGCCCGTGGGCATAGGTCATGTCACCTGGATTATTCCAACTAGGATTCGAGCCTTCAGCTACAGAGATTGCCTTAGCCAACTGAAGAACAGCGGGAGGCCAGTTTGTCGGGGCCATGCCGTTTTCCTCTCTCGCCAACAGATTGATTGTAGAACTAAAAAACAGGCTTGTCAAGCATTATTATTGACTAATGGTTTCTCAAATCGTCAATAGCTCGCTGAATCTTGGCTGCATCTTGCGGGTGAGTCTTGAGCTGTTGCTGTAACCTAGCTAACTCCTCTTCATCCCCCACTTGATGGGGAAGGGCTGGACCCAGAATGGGCCTTCTACGTTCTATCCCTGATGGGGGTGGCCCTGGAGCAGCTACACGCCGATTCTCAGTAATGGGTGCTATTGCTGGAGCTGTGGGGCGTGGCCCTCCATACTCCTCTACTGGACCTACAACAGTAGGTGTACGTGGGACTCCCCTACCTTCACGGGGGACCATCCCACCAGCAAATTGCATACCCCGCTCACTAGCTCGCCTAGTGGCTAGTTGCTGCATCTGTGCTTCACTGCGGGCTTCACTAGGGGTTAGGATCATAGTGCGAGAAGGTTTGGCTACTGTCTCCCCACCTGCACCCCCACCTTGGAATGTGGTAGGTCCAGCAGCGGGGAGTCCTCCCTTGGGTAGTGCTGGCCCTGGAGCTATACGTGGTTCAGGTACTACAGATGAGCTGGCAGGAACCTCAAATGGAGACTGGACAGAGGATGGCCCCCTATAAGGACCAGAAGACTCAGACACTTTTGAGAACGGGGGGGCTTCAGTAGGTTCATTCAGCCCCATCCCCCCATACAATCCACCACCAAGTCCACCAACAGTTGCCCCTATTCGTGCACCCGTCTCCCCCGCCTTTGGGCTAATTATATTGCCTATCTGCCTACCACCATATCCCCCGGCTGCACTACCAGCTACAGCACCAGTGACACCCTTAATGATTGGGCCAGCGGCAGCCCTTATTCCCTTATCGGCTATGCTCCTTATTCCACCACCCACCCCCCCAAGTGCCCCCATGTACCCACCTATCTCAGACCCCTCTACCTGAGACTCAGGTTCCTCTGCGGGTTCTTGGTATCCATGTTTGACAGCATGGGCATAGGTCCCAGGTAAAGCCCCAGGTTCAGCAGTAGTCAATGGGGCCATCGTCTGAGCATGGGAGGCTGCTATAGTGGACGGACCTAGAGCCGAAGCTAATGCAGCTTCCCTAGACGGTGGAGCAGACACACTCCACTCGCTATTCTCCCCGGCTTGCTTAGGGGGAGGCTTTACTTCCCACTCATCATCTGTTACTGACGGGGCGGCTGCGTCTGTTGCCATTTACCCTCCTTCCAAGTCTGCACTTCACCAGTGCGTTTATTGGTACGGATAGTGCCCTCATCGTGCTGCTCTCCACCACCTCCAGCCCCACCTGCATGTGGCCCACCTTGAGGCAGATTGGTGAAGGCTTGGGGAGTCTTCATCAACCCGTTAATAGTGGCTATGGTAGCATCAGGGTCCTTTGCCAATCCGCCTATCATATTCTCAAATCCCTGCATAGCATTAGTGGAACGGAAGGCATGTAGGGCAGGCTGCATAGCCGCCAAACTCATTAGCTCACCCATCATCTTGGCAGCCTTCGGGTCACTAATGGGAGTGCCAGCCAGCCATTCCTTATAGTAGGATGACAGCTTACCCAGCACTTCCCGGTTGTCGTTAATATCTTGGATGATCTGGGGGACTAGGTTCTCGATAGCTCCAGCTTGAAAGATTTGATGGGCAGCCTGTCCGGTAGGGGCAGGTCCCATATCCTTATCAAACTGTTGGGTCTGGGCATTGTACTGAAACCTGTGCATCACATTATCCTGCCCTAATAGTTCTACAGTGTGGGTCTGCGGCCCAGTGGCAGCATAGTTGGGGGGAGCTTCCCCACGATCAATAGAGTACTCCTTAGTCTGTGGGTTCCTCTCCATGACGTGAGGCTTACCGTTCTGCATAGTGATGATGTGAGGCTGAGGCTTGGCCCCGGCTATAGTCTCTCTGGACTCATTACCAGCATCCGCTATACCCTCATGGCTGGTATTGGTGGCTGCTGTCCTCTGGCCTGCCCCCTGCTCTGTTATCATAGCCCTGATGTCTGGACCTAGTTGAGCCTGTGGAACTGACACTTGCCGCCCATCAGGAAGTGTAATCATTACATTTGTCATCCCGGCTTTTGAGGCTTCTGTCTGCTGTTCTTCCTTACCTGTGCGGGCTTGTGTCTCCTCTAGGGTAGCCTTGGCTTGGCGCTCCCTTTCCCCACCCTCAATCTGTCTCTCTTCAGCTTGGGCCTGCGTATCAGCCCTATCGAGCCTGCTACCATAACCCAGTGTGCCGTACCCACCTAGAGTCTCAACAGCGCGGCCAACATTAGTGACTCTACCCAGAGTGTCAAGGAACTTATTGAACCCGTGATACTCCGGGGGATTGGCCGCTAAGGATGCGGCCCTGTCAGCCGCAGGTCGGGGGGCCGGGACATAGGGACTGATAGGTGAACCTATGGACCCAGCCCCAGCGGGGGCTTGAGGGGCAGCATCGGGCGAAGTGGGGGATATAGCAGGAGTGGGAGCCTGCTTCTGAGGCATGATAGGGCTAACATCCTGGAACTTACCAGGAGTGGGAGCAGGACCACCCACACCCGTAGTGGGCTGTATGGGAGTCCCTATAGCCTGTGGAGGAGCTTGAGGCTTGGGTTTAGGATTACCCTGCTCATCCAACTCTTCATCATCATCTTCATAGGCCATGTTGAGCCTTCCTCAGTATCATCTCGAACAGGGGCCGCAGCAAACGCACAGCCGTCTCATTGTGAGACAGTCTCCTACCCATCTTAGTATAGAGCCATCCCAGATTCGGATGATGGGAGTATATCCACTCTCGGACTAGTGCTGTACGCGGGTCGAACCATCCCCACAACTTAGCGGCTATCCAGCAGCCTTTAGCAGCCCCAACAGCAGCCCCAGCACCCTGGCTAGCAGCCCCCAGCAGCCCTGTAAGGTTCTGCATCCACCCAGGGCCAGCCTGTGTCTGAGCATTAATGTCCCCAGTCTGGATACCCTCATTAGCCGTCTGAGCACCAGTGTTCATCCCGTACAGGCTGCTCAGTAGGTTAAGTCCAGACATCCTCTGTTGGTTGGCGAAGGCGGCATTGCCAGTCTCAATGTTCCCAGCCTCTTGCCCACCAGCAATACCCTTATTCATGGCTAGAGTATCTAGCTGTCCAGCCGTGCCCGCTGTAGCTCCTGTGCGGGCAGCCTGCCTGTTAATCTGCCCACTGGCCCCACCAAAGGCAGCATTGACCCCACCCATACCAGCATTGGTGATAGCTGATAAGGTCTGAGGGTCATACCCTTGGGAGTTGATAAGGCTACCAGCTTGAGCACTAAGAGGACCTAGCTCACCTGCCGCACTAGCCCCATACTGGGCAGCATTAGTTCCCGCTGTAGACTGCGCATTTTTGGCTTCATTAGTGGCTGACCTTGACATTTATATCACGGCCTTCCAATACGATTTCCAGGACGGTTTATTACGATTCCAACCCATACGCTCTAGTCGCCGTCTGAATGTTTTCTCGATACCGGGGGGTATGAAGGCTACAGCCTCTACCACCCCTCTCTGCTTGGCATCATCATTAGCCACATCTTGTATCTGCCGCAGGGCTTCCATACGCCAAGCCGGGGTGCGCCACTCTGGGTCACAGATAAGGTAGGCTTCTGCTGTGAGCTTGAGTAGGCTAACCATCCCCACACTGTCTCCGCTCTCCACTACACGGCGAGAGAAGAAGTCATCCATGTTAGGGAATGGGTACTTGAATCCAGACCGCTTGTGAAGGTCTTGGATACAACTCAAGTCAGATTCAGCATATTCACGGATTATCACTTAGGTTGCACCTTTGTCCCCTGCTTCGGCGTGACATGGGCATTTATGTAGTTCACGATCTGGGTAATCGCATCGGCGGTGGGACTATGATTTGTCCTGATAGCCGTAATCTGTTCAATGTGTAGAAGTACCTGTTTGGAATTGGTCGTTGTAGCCATTTTCTACCCCTACGAAATGTAATCATTACACTTTGGAATTATTATTGACAGTGTGCAATATTGAACAGACAGCCTTTTTGACTTTCTGTACAATCCATCTACCCTCAGAGGAGGGGGTTATATGGAAACAGTACAGACGCCATCTTGGATCACAAGCCAAATCAATGTGCTTGAGCAGCAACTCAAGACACACAGAAACGGTAGTCAGGACGCGGAGCGCCAGCTCCGGTGGTACAGGAAGCTGGAAGCACATACCGCCAAGAACAGAATGTAATCATTACACTAACTGGACCCTCTAATTGGGGTCACAATCTCTCTCTGGAGAGTGGGTATCCATTTGGTAACATGGAACCAACTACCTACAGCATTGGTCCCGAACTGATAGGATACCCGCTCCCCCACCCAATTCGTATTGCTCTCAAAGTCATAAGGGGCAGGGTTCTCTAGTGGTAGGGAGACTAGCTGTACCATCCTCATACCCTGTGGCCCCATCATGTATCTGATTAGCTGCCCCGAACCTGTAGCATACCCGGTAAGGTACTTGAACAGCTTCCTGTGTGCCCCAAGCTGTAGAGCCTGCTCATCATCTATCTGGGGCATGAATGCTGTCTGATATGGGCAGTTGATAGCCACTCCATCATCAGATGTCTGGGTGTAAATCTGGTCATAGACCTTACCATTCCCTACAGCATTGCCCCGGAGAAGGTGGTAAGACCCATCACTCCTGATAGCCTGAGTAGCACAGTTCATGGAGATGTTCCACAGGGTCCATTTGCGGGCCTTGCCGGGGGCCACTACCTTAGTTGGGTTGTAGACTGAGTAGTAGGCTTGCGGGTGGGAAGCAATGTCCTGTGCACTAGTCTGCCCTTCGGAGTTTGCTAACTGAGCATAATCACAAACAAACTCCACGTTAGGCACAGTGCTCCCGTTAACTGGAGCACCAATATGAATCCGCTTGTTAGTAGTGTCCACCACGACATAGATGGTATGGTCAAAAGCCCAGTTGATAGTGTCCCAATCCGGCTGTATCTCCTGGGTAATCTTGACTGGCTCGCTACCCCAGAAGATATAGGCCCCAGTCTTATGGGCTATGATGGCCCAGCTCTCACCTACTCCTACACCCTTAGCTGACCCTGTGCCCATAGTGGCTGATATTTCTACTACAGGCCACAGGTCGGGTTCATTCTGTCCATCATCCTGTGTAGCGTACAGTCCCAGCTCCCGGACATAGTACAGCTTACCATCCAACAGGTTGAACATGGACCGCACTGGGAAGCCATCATCAGCCCCCACAATCTGAAACCCTGTAGACTGGTCGAAGCTCTCTGGGTCTAGAGCATAGGACCCACGGACAGTAGTGTTGGTGAATGGCTGGAGAGTAGGGAATAGCTCTATGTTCTCTACCAAGAAGAACACACCATTGGTTACTGTCCCAGTACCATAGACCTGTATTACCAAATCTTGAGGAATCACAGCCTGAGGTAGCATTATGTGTTGGATGAACTCTTGATAAGTACCTGTCAGTAGGTTGTGTGGGACAATAACCGTCCCGAAATTACCTATTGATGGGCTAGTTATCTGCACTATCAAACTACCGGATGTCCCACCCCCCGTAGCCCCGTATCTAGCCCTGAACCTTATACTGTAGTCTGTGTTAATGTCCAGGATAGGGACACCAAGCCAATCCTGGAAGGCAGTCTGGGTGATTTGTCCCCGGACGTTTGTGACCCCATCCCCTAAGATAGCATAAGCGTCTCCATAGTAAACAGGCTGCCCTTGAGCTAAGGCAGACCCAGCCCCAGCCCCATTCACAGGGTCCAATACCCATCCTAGAGGAAAGGTATTAGTGACATCAAACCCACCATCAAAGGTAGTGTTGGTAAAGTTAGTTACCTTGTTTCTCTCCCCACAGGCGAATAGCCTTTCATTGTAGGCGGCAACACAGGCGACTTCTCCAAGTTCTAACAGATTGAATAGGTTAGTAGCGGGGACAGCATTCTCTAAAGTGGAATCCAGGAAGTCAAGAATGATAGAGGTGGTAACGTTATCATTGATGACCATTGAAGCAAAGGTACCATCTGTAGGAGTCTCCACGGGGCCATCAAAGTAGAAGAAAGGACCGGAGGTAGCGGGTGGGGTAATAGCAGGGGTGAATATCAGTATTCGGCCTATGATGTTAGGGGCGAGACTGGTGGCTACACCTGTCAACTGTATGAGTTGACCCCCATTCGCAATGAATGTGCTTCCGGGAGACGGTTTGGTTATGTAATTCTCCCTAGTGATGAAGCACACAGCTACTTGATGGGGGCCGGGAGTTATATTCCCCACAATCGTAGCAGTCCCGGCAGCCGCAGTCTGATTGTTGGGGCCTACCTGAGTATAGGTGAAGCTGGATGGAGTAGGGATAGTTCTGATTGAGAATGTGCCATTCCAAGGAACTACAGTCGTTCCCCCAGACGATGCAGCAGTGGCCGTACCGTTGGGCAAGATGTAGGTGTAGGTGGTGGGGGTTGGAGCTGACGCTACCAAAATACCGTTAGGCGTGTTGTAGGTATCATCAGCCACTCCAGCCACGATTATTCGGGTACCCGGACTTAACCCGTGAGCTGTAGTGGTAGTGATAAGGATAACATCATCCTGCTGAGTGGCAGTCACGATGGCCCCACCTACAGCCACATCAGCGAATCCCCCTATAACTACAGACCATCCAACTTGAAAGGCGTGAGGGGCTGAGGTATTAGCAGTCACAGTGTTATTGGTACGACTCAGAGACGGAACTGCGGGAGTAGCTGTGCCTCCTCCACTCTGCACTAGAACGTTAGAGATAAGAGCATATTTGAATGTAGTAGTAGTGGGTACGGCTATAACCTGTAGGTTAGCCCCATTGAATATGGCATTCCCTACCCCTGCAATGGTGACAAGCTGACCCACAACTAGGCCATGCGGGGTCGTGGTAGTGATTGTGGCTGTGCTGTAGTAAGTAGCCATCAGTAATAGGTCTTCCCTTTAGGTCCAGGGGGAGGAGGCGGTGGAGGTGGCGGATAAGTGACAGTGATAAGGTCTGTGGTTACAGCCCCATTGGGGGCAGCTGCTATTGTAAGAGGAGCACCAGCCCCAGACCCATTCACAGCAGCAGGAAGGGGAAGGTAGTTAGTGGCTATGGGGGGTGCTCCAGGTCCTACTTGGCTAACCCGGTCGAACCATTGCCCATTCCATTGCCGGGGTATATCAATCCCAAACCCGTCAGCAACGTCAGATATAGCCATCCACTCCCGGCCTAGCAGGGAATCGGATTGCATCAAGGAGGCTGCTAGGATAGTCCCTATGACAGTAGGTACACCGGGGACGGTAGGGCAGGGAGACTCATCCCAGACATTACCCAAACTGTCCATTGACAGGAGGTGGATGATATCCTGTAGGTCAACGAATGTGCGTAAGTAGTTCACAGTTGGGTTTCCTGCGAACGGGGCTGCATAGAAGCCTACACCCATTCCGGGTCTTGTAGCAACTCCACCTACTATGGGTTCCCCTGACGGGTCTATCCCTGAAAACACAACATCCTGACAAAATGGCGAAGCTCCTGTAGGTAAGGCTTGAGGCGAGTATTGAGTGACCCTGCCACCGAAGGTCAAAATTGGCAAATCTACGCTACTAGCATCGGGGGATGCCATTTCGACCTCCTCTCATGTAATGATTACACTTTGGCAGGTGAGTACTAGTAGTACTGGATGGCTGACTACCTCAGCCAGTAGATTTCAGCTTGGATGAAGTCCCCTAAAGCGTCCGCTCCATAGGCACCAGCAGCATACTCCACAGCTATGTCAAGCATGAGTTTCAGCTTCAGAGCATTGACTGCCGTTAGGGGAACAGGAACCACACCACCAGGGGCTATAATCTCGTATTGCCCGGCAGCGGCAGCAAAGCTAGAGGTCAGTTTACTAATGGGTCGTATATCAATAGATACGATACCCCTAGTTTGGGCAGGGGGAACAGCAGTGGGGGCTGCTGGACTGCCTCCGGCATTAGTGAAGTCGAGCGTATCTCCTCCCGTAACATAGTTACCGGAGAGCACCAAGCGGCATATATACTTGATGAAGCGGTCCCCTACCGCCATGATGCTGTTTTGGTCGAAAGGATTTCCGTCTGCACCCAAAACTGTTATTGCCATAAATTGCCTCCTGTCAAAGTGTAATCATTACATCTAAGACTATGGATTCCGGGGCGGTATGAAGCTATTTCCCCCACTGGGATTCCCGTAAGACCGTCTAGTGATCGGTTCACGCTGTTTCATGCGAGCAGACCTAGTACATATCTGGTTCATGCGCTCATTGGCCCTGCTCTCAGCCTGAGTAGCCGCCTGCGGGTTCTTGCTCATCAGGTAGGTGCTCACCATGTAGTAGGCTATAGCCCCGGTAGCTCCCCGGAAGTACAGGGTATCGTTGACTGACACAAACTGTGCCAGTGACCCGGTGTACCTCAGCCGTATGTCATTGGACTGTAAAGCTCCCGGCATGTAGATGGCATCCTGCCTCCATTCCCATATCCTGAACCTGCTGGATGGCATAACAGATGGTAGACCATCCGGCCTTTCCACCATCTCTATCCAATCCTCATTCGTACTTGTCTGCCGCTCCCACAAGAATAGTGGCACCAGAAGGTCGGGGGGGACAAACTGTTGAGGGTTAGTGTTAAGAAGTACTCCATCCCAATAACCGGAGTCACTGATATTAACCTGAACTCCGGGATCAGTTGGTACTTGTGTAACAGAGAGGGGGGTGATGATTGTCTCTTTGGTGAAAGTTCCAAAACCATGATTCGCCAATTCCGACTGGAACCAGTCTAAAGCATCGTTGAGAAGCGGCAACATGAAATTAGCGTTGTCTGTGAGTATTTCACCCGCAGAGCTAAAGATCATGTCATTAGCTATGGCCCGGATGAGAGTGGTTACACTCTCAACCGAGACATAGGCGCTGGACTGAAGAACTGGCATGGTTACTCCGTTTCAAGAGCTTCAGCCATCTGCTTCTTGGTTCTCAGGCCATTCGCTACTGCCATCTTCCAGTCAAACACAAATCCACAGTACGGAGTGGCGTGGACAGCGGCACCCTCTCGCACCATTTCCTTGCAGCCGGGGCACGGGACCATTTTTTCCTGTGGCTTGTCCCAGGTAACTGACTGACCTAGCCATGATGCAGCCCTACGGTGAGTCTCGTTAATCTCGTTGAGCTGGTTGGCTGAGGCGTAGCGATTGCCTTCCTGGAACAGCCGCTTGCATTCGGCTGTGTACAGATTCTTGGCATGTTCCACTTCATCCTCAGCCGGGGGATTGGTGTCAGACACAAACCACCCGAGACGGCGCTTATCCATGCTACCCGCCATGCCAGGGCCAACCTTCAGGATAGCCTCCACGATCTGTTTACCGCTCGTAAAGGTATGCTCCGTCACGTCAACCTTGGCTTCCTCAAAGAAGTTGAACGGGAGGACAACACAGGGGGGACCATACTGCCTGTCTTCGGGGCAGGCGAACACCTCATAGAGCTGGAACCCTGGACCCAGGTTCACCAGTTCCCCGTACTGAGAGATGCTGTAGATGTACAGCTTGGGTTCAGTGGGGAAGTCTGTAGGGATCATCTTGCGAGTGAACCCGTACATCCTCTTCGAGTTGGTGGTAATCTTTTCCACTGCTTGGTTGGCATCAATGATGCCAGCCCTAGCAGCTTCACTGCGGGACATGGTTGCAGCAATTTCATTCTTTGATGGCATTTTGCTCTCCTCTAAAGTGTAATGATTACATCCGGCTCAGTTCAGGTTTGGATAAACTGAGAGAAATTGGTTGTAGGGGCTGCTTGAAGGTGAGAACTCTCAGGTACAAGTCCCCAAAGAACAGTGCCCGCAGCCTCTCTCTCCAATCCAATCTCCAATGGGTCACAAGACCATTCCCATTGTCGATTGGCAATGCAGGGAGGGGGATATATTGAGGTTGGTCCTTGGCATACACCACTTCCAAATCCTCAAACCCTACCACTACTGGACTAATCGGCTTCATGCTAGTTCTCCTCTTCCTTGATTGGTGCTCCACCTAATTGATTGAATCCCGGTCTTACATCTTTACGGGGAACCCGTAAAATCTTATGACCCTTTGGCTCTGGCACAGAGCAGCGGGTGCCATCCTGCCAAGAGGTAGGCTGAGTGGCAATCTTGGGCCGCATAGCCCCCCGGACCCGCTCACCCACAACCTTGTTACGGATGTTGCGCTTGATATGTTCCCGCATGAACAGGGAAGCCATCTCAGCACTCTTTGATATGTCTTGGGACTTCAAGAGTGCCCATATCTGGCGCTCAAGGATATGAACATTTTCTTCTAGGGGTATGTACTCGCCCATACCCACTTGACAGTGCATACACCAGTCAGTGTCTTCAGGCTTCATGTGGGAACATTGGGCGAGGTAGAAGACATGCTCATAGTCACCCTCAGCCCCAGGCCACGGCCCCATCGTGTGAAGCCTCTGCCCAAACCGTTCCAATACCTCTTGGTCAAGGGTGTTAGTGTACCACTCTTCCTCAGTTCCATACAGCTCAGGACCACACCACTTTTCCAAGTGCCAGCGGTGCGGCGAATATCTGAGCATAGTCCGTAGGTCAGGAACCTCCACCACTACAGCACGCTCTCTACCCTCAGAGTCCTTGAATCGGGTAACATCCTTAAATATCCCGCCCACTAAGTACGTGCGATTCCCGCCCCATATGACCCTGAACAGAGGTTTACCAAATGGGTTCAATCCACCAGCACGGGTGATGATGTGCTCTACCCAAGCGGGGACTTCTCGTTTTTCGATGATTGTATCAGGCATAAAGTGTAATGATTACACTGAAGAGGGGGGCTGTCAACCCCCCTCCAGCGGATTATCGTCCGAAGTACCCAGTCGGGATGCCATTCCCCGTCGAGTAGACTCCAGCACGGAGGTTCTCAGATGCCAAGTTCCATCCCCACCAAAGGTAGGTGATGAAGCTGGCAGCCAAGCCGCCGTCATTGCCGTAGATGGGAAAAAGGGTCTGTCCGTTAACCTCATAGAAGTCCAAAGGCTGAATCTCAGCCCTGAACCAGTGTTCAAGCGGAAGCCCGTCAATGCGGCCCGGTTGAGCGTGGATGTTGGCAAAGATGGGACGCCCACCAAAGGTCTTGGGAGGCATCTTCTTCAGCATGTCCACTGACTCATCACCCTTAAGCTGGTTCTGGATGATGCTGGACACGATGAGGCCGATATTCTCAATAGCGGCTTCTTGGTCAACGTTCATGTGCCACACAAACTTGGACGCATCGGGAGACTCAATACCCATTGCGGTACGGACCAAGTTGATGAGAGCACGGCCACGCTGGGGGGTGATAAAGGAGTTGTTCCCAGCAATGAAGGGGGTGGACAGACGGCCAGGGTAAGCTGACCGCTGGATACCCAAGTAGTTACCAACGCTGGAACTGAGCTGGAGGGTGTTGACTCCATTCAGGGAAGAGGAAGCCACGGACGGCCCTACACAACCGTTGACGGAGAGGAAGTTACCAGCAGCCATCCCCAAGGGGAGAGGCGTGCTGGGGTCTGCCGTCAGAGTGTTGGCTAGTGCGTCCGCAGTGAGGACTTGGAAGATACCAAGCAGGACACCAGCAGCGGTGAACACTTGGACAATCTGGTTATCGAAGAACTGGTTGGCATTGGTGACGGTTACGACCTGCCCAGCCACGCTAACTACCGTGTCCAGGGTGCCGGAACTGTCTCCATACGCCAAGATTGCTTCGATGCCAGCGTTGAACTGCTCCATCATCCGGGTCATCTGGCGGGTGACATAGTTCTCAACCGCTTTCTCCTTGTCGTCAGTCGCAATCTCAGCCAGTGCGGTATACTCTACCGCAAAGTTGAAATAGAACTGATTGAGGAGCATGACTTCGGTCTTGAGGGCAGAACCACGTCCCAGGTTCCCACCGTCTGGGTTGAACTGGTTGATTGCTCCACCTGCTGTAATCTCAACCGGGGCGCGGTAAGCGCGGGAGGAGACTGTCTGTAGACCTTTGGCCTTCTTCTTAATCATTCCCAGGAGGGTCTTATCCAACTGGTAAAGAAGAGGGACTTCGGGCCTGACTGCCTCAATCTGCAAGGCAATCGCATTGTTGTTAATTCCAGGAGCCACTTATAGTCCTTTCTGACCCAAGCCAGAATGTAATGATTACACTTTGAGCTTAGACCAATCCACCTTTTTACCGTCTTTGAGAATGGCCCTCTTCGAGAGGATCATCTCATTGGACGTTCTGCTACGGTCGATGTCCATTCCATCTGGCCGTGCATTAACAGCCACAAACCCGGCTGCTGGTTGTCCACCACCATCCGGTTGCTGCTGTTGGCGTTGCTGATTCCCGTTAGCAGGAGTGCCGGAAGTCATGCCATAGCGCCTTGCTATGCGCTTGACAGCATCCGGCAATTCACGGGCAAACCGCGCTTTGGTGAGCTGCAAGGCAGAGTGTGAGTCCTTATTGGTGAGGTGGCCTTCACGTTGCTCCATGAAAGCCTTGTCAGCTTCAACCTTCTGATTGGCTAGTTTGACAGCATCCCGGAGCAAGTCCATCCGGTCCTCAGGGTCCAACTTGCGGCCCTTAAAGAAGCTGTCAAACACCTTCTCGGCTTCACCAATCACAGAGTTGATGGCTTCCCCTCTGTAACCCTTCAGGAACTCATTGGTCTGCGTTTGCTGCTCAGTGTCTCGCGCTTTGGCCCGTTCAGCCAGGAGAGACTTAACCCGTGGGTCTTCTGCCTTCCTTGCAATCTCACCAACACTGTTGAACCAAGAGACAAAGTTAGAAGCATTACCCTGTGTATCCCGGCCTTTTACCAGGATGTTGAGGGCAGTTTCCTTATCCCCTTTCTCAACAGCATCAATGAGATTCTTCAAGGCAGGCCCAAACCCTACGGCTTGTAGTTCCTGATCCTGCAACCGTGCGATTGTGGTCCGGTACCCCTCAAAGTCATTGGTGCGAAAGGCATCGAGCATCGGCTGGACATGCAGGGCAGCGGCAATCTTATCCTCTTCCCACAGGTCTTTGACGAATGCTGGATCACCTTTAAGGAACTGGTTAGCAGCTTCCGAGTAGAAACTGGACTGCTCCCGGAGCTTACCAACCCCTTCCTTCCCACCTAGAGACTGTACCAAATCATGTTCTTCACGGGCTGCTTGAACAGTGGGATGTACAGAACGGCGGCCCTGCAACTCAAACAAATCCGTCTTGGCTTTCTTGTAAGCCTCAGGATTACTTGTCTGAAGCTCCTTCATCCATTTCGGAATGTGCCGCCCGTCTTCCCGTACTTCCCCTTCCCCTGGCCTACCACCCTCAGGCTGCTCACCTTCAACAGTCTCAGTAGTGGTTACATCTCCTTCCTGGACTTCTGTGGTTGGAGTATCCCCAGATTCCAGCTCAGTTGATGGTATTATCGGCTCCTCCGTGATGCTTGAGCCTCCACCACCTAATGAGGTTGCTCCTGTGACTGACATTTACTGCCTCCTGTGAGCTTCGGCTTCCCTGTTTAACAGGCCGGGTTCCGTTCCCGGATAGCTCATAAGGTCAAAGTGTAATGATTACATTATCCCGCAGGTGCGGGAGGTGCTGGGGGGGCACTAGCGCCATGTGGCGGGGGTGCCCCAGCAGCGGGTGCCCCATGATGTGGGGCAGTCGCACCGCCCGGATGTGCCGGGGGTGGAGGTGGATGCATGGGAGGCGCTTGGGCTGCCGCTTGCTGTGCCATAGCCTTCATTATCTCGGCTTTATGGGCCAGCCCATGCAATCTGATATTCATAAACCCAGCAGGATTCTTAACCTTAGCAACCTGCCCCTTCTTCCCATTAACCCAAAGGGTGACAGTCAGGAACTCAGCCATATGGTTGTCATAGTCTGGGTCAATCGGCACGGTGCTCTGTGGCGGGGTGGGTGGGGGCTGGATAGTCTCAATAGTCTGAGGCTGTAGCGGGTTAGGAACCTGTATAGGGGGCTGCTGTTGCGGGGGAGTAGGAGGTTCCTGCAACATGAATGCAATCTCAGCTGTCTGCTTTTCCCAACTGGCCGCATCCGGTATAGTTAACTCAGCCAATCCAATCAGTCTCTTAGCCAGCATCTGATTCTCAGGGCTGGCTAGGATAGCCTTCATAACCGGGTCTGTATTGCCTTCCTGAAGGAGCTGCATGTAGGTAGCCCGCTTGGACACCCAACCCTCTGGATAGTTCTCATCCTTATCAGAGTAGACGCGAACCTTACCAGCCAAGTCACCAACTCGGACGGCAACCGTCTCTATCTCCCCATTTTGGTCAGGGATACCCCGCACGTAGTCTTCCTTGCGGTTACGTGCCCCACACCGGATAGCCTGCTCCATCATGCTGGCATAGAACCTCTTGAGTACCCGGAATGGCAGGCCAATCCTGCCCATAGCGGCTGACTGTTGGATGGATAGGGCTTTACCACTCTTATCTCCACTGCCGCCGTCTGACCCGAAGAGGATAGCAGAGATACCAGTCAGGAACTCTGGGATGTCCGTCATCAGCTCCTTGAGATATTGGAGCATGTCAGGGCTGACTGTAGCAGCAGGCTCAAAGAACACATGCCCAGCTACTTGGTCCCCTTGGGGTAGTTCACCTTGATTGATACCATACCTAGCCCCCGGCATGGACCGTTGCCGCTTCATCCCATCTAGGTCGAATAGCTTATCATCCCAGTGGGAAGCAGGCTGGGTCTTCTCGTACACATCCTGGGTGATGTTGATAATATCGTTGGTGCGCTCTTGGACAGAGACAAGACAGGTCCCCTTACCATTACGGAAGGACCCATCACCCTCCATCAAGTTCTCAACGGTCCACTCATCATCCATCGTGGCATCGCGGGACCCGGTATATGTCCCGTTGTCAACCTCTACATACAGACCCTTGAGGAATAGGGCAGTCAGTTGGTCCCTGTACTTCTCATCCACATCATCCTCAAGGAACACGGTAGGCCGCATCCATGTTCTCTGAGTGGTGACTAAGTGAGCATAGGCATCCCCACCAGCCGAACGCATGGAAATGCCTTGTTTGACAGATATACGGGCAGTTCTCTCGTAGACATCTTGTCCATTGCCGTGACTACCACCCTTAATCTTCTTGTAGTAGTTGGAGTCTGTGAATGCCCGTTTCTTAACCTTATCCCGCACCGTAGATACATGATACTCAGTGGAGTATTGGAGATAAGGGTAATCACACAGCTCCTCATAGATGACCGGGACCTTAACCTCCATACTGCCCTCAACGGATTGCATCTCACGGGGAACTCCAGTCCGCTTATCCAACTCCCAGCGGGTCCATCCATGAATCCGGCCATCTGTCCAGCCATAGTAGGCCGCTTTGGTCATCAACTTGATAGGGTCATTCTCATGCTGGACGAGACGGCGCATAGGCTCTGCGGCCTTAGCCGTCTCTATATCGGCAGCATCCTCTGGGTCTTCAGGCTCAAACCGCAGGCTGGGGACAGTCTGGGTGATGATGGCTATGAAAGACTCACCAAACCCTTGGTAGGTGTTGGTGGTATACATGACGGCGCTATCATACTTGTTAGCGTCACTAGAAGTTTTAGCTCCAGCAGGCCCGAGAACATCCCAACATTCGCCTTCCCAGTTCCAGTTAAGATGTTGCATCTCGCGCCAGAAAGACCGGGCCTGCCAAGCCTTCATCACCTCCAGTCTTCTAGGATAGCGGAACTCATCACAGTAGTGGGCAGCCAACTTGACAATACAATCCTTCAGCTCATCCGGTAAGTTTTCGTTCCAGGGACCAAAGTCCTCTTTTTCAGGAGCTTGCTCATCCTGAGTGGGGTCTTCAGCCAATGGCGGCTGCTCCGAATCGTCAGGCAGCTCACCCGGTAATACAGCAGTAGTGGACACTACAACTCACCTCTTTGATATATACGCTGGACAGCCCAACCCCTAGTGCGGGCATGGCGCATAACCTGAGTGCTCTTATGTGTAATCATTACATCGGCCTTGAGGGGCATCTTGGCAGGGGTACTGAGTGTACTAGGAGTACCAGAAGTACTGATGTTGGAAGTGGCCGATGTAATCATTACACTTTTGGAAAGCAGCTCTTTCTTAATATCGACTAGAATCTGTATTGACTTGGGACTGAGACTCTTGACCACCTAGAGGGAGGCGGTAAGCGACATAGAAAAAGCCTTGGGAACAGTGGCTCTTTCTACTATTGGATAATAAATAACAACTTCCCCCCAGAGTTTCAAACCCTTTGTATGAATTGCAATCACGGAAGAGGCAAAAAGGGTAGTAATGGAATTTGTCCTCATTTTAAGTTGCCAACCCCTTAACTACCATCTCAGGTATCCCGTGGATTAGGAATACTAGTTGGTCTGGGGGGGTATCTTTGTCTTGGGAAATGGTGATGCCATCTCCAACATTTGATGGCGGTTTGATGCAGTTCACCTTCAGGACCATTCGGCCAAGCATGGCGGGTACAGACCCCAACAGAATTGTCTCTGGTACGTCTGCGAGAGCGTACAGCTCTTTGTAGCGGTCAGGGTGAATACGGAGGGTCAGGAAACGAGCGGGTGAAACCTTAATTACGTCCCGAAACACTTTGATGAACAGTTTCGGATTAAGTCTTTCACCCGCTACGTCTACTGTCTGCATGGTTTAGTTCTCGGACTTGATTGCTAGCCCCGTCGGAGCCAGTGGTGCTGTTGGCGGAGGTACAGGTTGAGACGGAGGCAAGCCCAACGGTGAACCTACAGGTGGGTCAAGGGTCTGCCACGTCACAGTGCCATCCTGTGTAGTCCCACCAATGACCGGGTTGTAAGCAACCGCAGTCAGAGCTGTGACTCCACCAACAATGGCTTCTTGGTAGGTCCCGGTAGCGCAATCGAAGAAAACATCCCCGATTGCGACGGGTATCCCACGGCCATTGATGATGAGCGTGATGGGAATGAACATCGCAACGTTGTTATCATCCAGTGTTACCGCACCAGTAAGTGCAAGCAACTGGCCGTCAACACTCGCCCCGGTAACGAGCGTAATGGAGACTTTTGCAATGAGGATGCCATTGAACAGGGAGCCTGTCCCGATAGTCGCAGAGCTGCCAACCAGCCAATAGACGTTAGCTGCCTGTGCCCCACCTGCGAGAAGGATATTCCCTGCCATCGTAAGCGTGGTGCCGATTTGGAATACCCAAACCGCATCAGCATTGCCGCTAGCATCAAGGATGACATCCCCAGTGATGCCGAGTGAATCAGGAGCAGAGTAGACGCCAGGAGCAAGCGTCTTTCCACCGATGTTCACGGCAGTACCGAGATTCGTTGCTGCTACACCCCCCACATTCGTTAGTGCCATAGCAGCATTGAAGGCTGCTAGAGCATCGGCTTGGGCCGCGAGCGAAACGAAATCGTCGATGTGTTCACTACCGCTGTAGAAGCCGGGTCCACCAGGAGTGTCAAAGCCCACAATCGACGTGCCAGGAGCAACACCGATGTCCCCACGGACTTCAGACGCACCAGTGTTGGTAATAGTTGTTGCCGCAAGGACGCCAAAGCCAGAAGCGCGGCCAAGCGGGGTATTGGGTACACCAGGAGGGAACGGAATGGAGATTGTCTCCACTTCATTCGAGAAGGGGCTTTCAAGCCCACTCTTGAACGCTGCAACCCTGTAGAAGTACGTGTTGCCAACGAGTACCGTAGCGTCAGTAAACGTAGGCTGCACGCCAGGACCAAATACAAGGGGTGTAGAGTTCAGCGGCAAGGGGCCTTCATCATCAGATGAAGTACCCCGGAAAACAGAGTACGACACGTTTGGGTCTGCATTAGCATTCCAAACGAGTGTTACTTGTGACATAGTTTTCCCTTTCTGAACATTCAAAGTAAAAGCGCGTGTCGCTGTCTGCGGCATTCTACGCGCCTGAATCTGTAACCGCAACCTCAAAAGCGAATGGGGCACCGGGGGCACTGGAAGCTGTTGGAGTACCGGACAGCAACCCCGTATCCGATAAGGTAAGGCCCGCAGGCAGAGCACCAGACTTTATTGTCCAGTGATAGGGGGCCGTACCACCTGATACCGCAAGTTGCTGAGAGTACGGTTGGAATTCTACTGCATCAGGGAGAGCTGCGGTGGTAATGGTAAGAGCTGCCGCCGCTGCAACATTGAGACTGAGAATCTGACTTGCTGTTTGTGGCATTCTGTTATACCTTTCCCTTCACTTCAAGATTGTTAGTGCTATTACTTTACTGCCCCCTTCAAAGATGATGGTGCTGGCCTCTGTTCAAGAACGGCAACCCTCTGAGCCAATTCCATCACAAAGTTGGTCAGTTCTGCTACGCTCTGCGGACCCATTGCCGGGTGGACTCCAACCCCATGCAGCTTGGAGTCAAAGGGGACTTGGGCAGCTAAGCGAGCCTCTTCAGCAGCCTTAGCTTCCAAAGCAAGCTGTTGAGGGGACTTGGATATTTCTACCACATCACTCATGTTTATCTCCTTTTTCAAAGTGTAATGATTACATTCAGCGGGCAGCTATTCCTACCCACGTCTTCCTTTTATACCGCTTGCACCACCCGCCAGGAGCAATCGGAGCCTGAACGCCTGTACAATGGGAAGGAGGGAGAAAGTGTTGGCAGCCCTTACATCGTTCCTCTCCATGAGTACTCTTTGCTTCATAGTTAACTTCTGTGTGATCTCTCTTTTGGCTTTCATTCACTTTTTACCCCGTGCCACACTAACCCAAGTCTTCTTGCTGCCCTTAGTACCCTTCAGGGAGCCTTTAGGCGTGGCAGAATCCCACTCACTAACCTTAGATGCTCCCCCAAGGGCTTTCTTGCCCGCAGAGCTGTGACCCCAACGGGCTTGCTGTGTAGACTTCCAGGGCATTAGATTTGCTTGATGGTGAGGTGCTGCATCGTCCATCCTGCACCGTCCGTACCAGACGTATGCAGGTAGATGATATTGATGCGGCTGTCTACTGACAGATTGAGCAGGGCCGTGCCGCCATTGGTAGCCCCAGTCATGCAGTCTGCCAGCACACCAGACGGGGCAATCGTCAATCCACCAATCCCACCGTAACTGTTGGTATGATTGATTGACCCAGCAGTAGCCGCTGCTCCCGCAACGGTTGTCATAAAGTCCTGACAGAACGTTGCGTGACCTGCGGTAACGAGTGCCGTAGTGACAACACCCGTCATGTCCCCGACAAGGACACCCTTTCCAGCGGTATCTTGACCCATTGAATCCCACTGGAATTGAATGTCAATGATAGTGGCGACGGATGCTGTAGTTGTAAGGTCCCCACAGATTTGGAACTTACGGCCAAGGATATTAGCAAACTGCGGGGGCAGGTTGACGGTGGCTACCACGTTGGGGACCAAAGTAGCAGCAGCGGCACCAATGGTGAATGGCAGCCAAGCAGACGGCATACCACCAGGAGCGCCAAGGCCAGCAGTCGGGGTGTAAGTGTAAGTGGTACGCCCACCCGGATTAGGCACATAGATTGAGGTGGTAGAGGTGGTGGTGACGTAGGGTGAGATAGGCGAAGTGCTAAGAGTAATTGCAGTGACCGTAGCCGTTGCGCCTACTTGGTTGAACGTAGTGTTAGCCACTGCACAGGCTGGGGTCACTAGTTCCACGGTGGTTAGGGTACATACCCCGTTTGCCAGCGGGTAAGCTCCAATGACCGTAGGTTGGGCGACTAGTGGGACCTTATATTGAAGGGTGGTAGACCCAGCACCAGTCAACCCAATGTAG